ACCCTTCTGCCCAGAAATGTCTGTTCCCAAGTTTGTACTTTAAATTTGCGTGTCTCTCAAATATCATCACCGCGCTTTTCCTTTTTAGATGTCCCATAAACTGTGATACACTGTACTTTGGTGGTATCGATAGCAATAAGTGGATATGGTCTGACATCATGTGTCCTTCTATTATTTCTATTCCCTTCCACTTCCATAAATCTTTTATTATTTTCTATATATCTGCTCTTAATTGGTAATATATTACTTTTCTTCTGTATTTTGGCGTAAATACCATATGATACTTGCATGGCCATTTGCTATGTGATAAACTTTGTGCCATAAACAACACCTTCCGCTTATTTTGGTGGCCTGAACTTCACCATTATATCAAAAGAAGGTGTTGTTTTTACTTAAGTTTTAATCTCACGCGCTTAGCGCGTGGTTTTTGAAGTATGCTTCGCATACTTCTTCTGTTAAAACATAATGAAAAGTCTAAAAAAATATTTTATTCTGATAATTCTAAAAATGCTAAAGATATTAATCCGTATTTAACAGATGCTCCGAATATAATTGTCACATCAAGATCTCAGCCAATTTGTGATGTTTCAGAAATGGTCTATGGAAATAAACCAACAGACGGAGGGAATCTATTATTAAATGAAGAAGAAAAAGAAGATTTAATTGAAAAAGAACCACTGTCGAAAAAATGGGTAAGACCTTTTATTGGGGCAAGAGAGTTTTTAAATGGAGAAAAAAGGTGGTGCTTGTGGCTAGTTGATGCAAATCCCAGTGAATTAAGGAAATGCAAATTAGTAATTGAACGAATAAAAAAAGTAAAGGAATTCAGATTAGATAGCAAAAAATCTGCAACACGCAAATTAGCAAATATTCCAACGTTATTTGGAGAGATTAGACAGCCAAATTCAAATTATTTTTTAATTCCAAAAATAACTTCAGAAAATAGGAAATATATTCCAATAGGTTTTATGAGCAAAGATGTAATTGCAGGTGATTCAACACAGATAATTCCAAATGCAACAGTCTATGAATTTGGTGTATTAAGTTTCAAAATACATATGTTGTGGGTAAGAGTAGTAGCAGGAAGATTAAAAAGTGACTATAGATACTCAAGTTCTCTAGTCTACAACAATTTCATTTGGTCAAAATCAACGCCACAACAAAAAGAAAATATAGAAAAAGCAGCGCAAGAAGTTTTAGATACAAGGAAGCTTTATCCTGATAGCACACTTGCTGATTTATTATGATCCGAATACTATGCCGCCAGAGTTAGTAAAAGCTCATGAAAACTTAGATAAAGCAGTTAAAGAAGCGTATGGAGATAAAGGGTTTGAAACTGAAGAAGAAATTGTAGCAAGCTTAATGAAGCTTTATAAAGAAGCTATTGATAAAGAAAATATTAAACCTGAAAAAATTTAAAAAAATTTAAAACTTGACGAAAATGACGAAAATAAAATGGTATAATGGTAATATGGATGTTTAAAATATCCTGTAATTTCTCCAATTTAAAAAATTGAATATTGTCGAACATGAAGAATCACACTTCCACGTACAATCGGAGTGTGATTTTTCACGTGCATTTTTTAGGAGGTGTCAAAAGTGATAATACAAGCGATAGCCGTAGCATTTGGGATATTACTTTCCGATGCTATAAAGTTTTTTGTAAGTAAACTGAGGGAGATGTAAAAAATAACGACCCTAAAACTAGAGTCGTTATAGTTATTTAAAAAGGTCACTATGGGTACCGGTTCGATATAAGGACAGCAAATTGTTTTGAAGATCTACTTTGTATATTAAGATCCAATCATTCTGAATATGACAATCTCTATAACCAACGTAATTTTCAATGAGAGGATGATCCTTATATTTTTCAGGTAATGTTTCTTCATTACAAAGCTTAGCAATAATGTCTTTTAATGCGTCCATGTCGTAATGACGTTTCTTTAAAGTTTTTATATCTTTTTTAAAAGTGTTGTGAAAATTTAAATCCAGCATAAATCAAATACCTAGCTCATTAAATAATTCTTTAGTAGAACTAAAAGTCTTACTCATACCAACACCTTTTTCTGCATCTTGCAAAACCTTCTTTGTTTCTCTATTAGGAACATCAAGGGTTAATTCAAAAGGTAATCCATTTTCAATAACGGATCTTCTCAGGAACACATTCACAGCAGTGGACATATCTAAACCAAGCGCATTAAAAACCTTTTTTGCCTTTTCTTTAATATCATTATCTACACGAATACTCATACTAGTTGTACTCATATTAAAAACCTCCTCAAGATATTATATGCAATATTGTATCACAATATACATACATTGTCAATACGAAATTAAAATATTTTTACGGGAGTGGTAATATGCTACACAGCTGTAAATATTGTGGAAGAATACATGAAGAAGATTATATTTGTAAAAAGAAACCGGTTGCTAAAAAGAAGATTGACGATGCTGTAAGACTCAGAAATACCTCTGATTGGAAGTATATGAGGGAGAAAATAAAGAAAAGAGACAACTACTTTTGTCAGATCTGTATTCGAAATTTATACGGGACACGAAGACAATACAACTTTGAAAATCTTCAAGTACATCACGCAGTGCCGATAAACACAGATAGAAGCCTAGGCCTTGATAGCAGTAACCTATTAACTCTTTGTACAATGCACCACCATATGTGTGATTGTGGCGAAATTCCATTTGACGAAGTAAAGCGAATAATTGAGGAGCAGGAAAAAGCAGCCAAACTTAAATAAACACAGAGAGCCGGAAAGGCTATCCCCCCAGTCGTTTCAAGACTTTCGACGAGAAGCCATTTCCACCGACAGCCCACTTACATTTACACCGAGCCTCGCGCGCGTGAGTTTTTTGGAAAATCGCGCCTTAGTCCTAGTGTCACAAGCCTTAAGGAAGATAAAAATTGATAAATAAAGATTTAAATAAGCAAGCACAAGAAATTCTAGAAATCGCTCAGAAACATGGCGTGGAACAGAATTTCTTTTTTCTTACAACGTTTAAAAGGTACCAGGTACAAATAGGTATTTTAAATGATTTGGAGAAAACAATTAACGAAGAAGGTACAACAGTAAAAAAAGAATATGTAAAGGGCCGAAAAAACGTTTATTCTCATCCGGCTGTTGCTGATTATAATAAAACAACTGATAGCGCTAATAAAACCGTTTCTACTTTAATGAGAATAATAACTACACTAAGAAATCGGAACGACGAAGACGTTGAGGATCCGTTATTAAATATCTTAAGTCGAGGGAGTTGAAATTTTAATGTAATATGGAAAATCATCAAAGTTATATTTATGCTCAAAAGGTCATAATAAAGAGATCCCAGCTCCCAAATACGTGATAATGCAAAGTGAAGATTTTTTAAAGATTTGTGAAGGCAAGTCAGATAAATACTTTTTATCAGAAAGCAAATTAAAACAAATCGATGATATTTTAAAGCTTTTAATTATGCCTCGAGGACTTAAAGCCGGTAGCAGCATCTATTCTTGCTCATGCGGTTATCAATGGCTTTTGTATGCTTCAATTCTGTGTGTTATGTATCGTGAAAAGCCTGATAAACGTCGATACGAAACTGCAATATTAGAGATTGCCAGAAAAAATTTTAAAACGTTTACGATAGCAACCATTTTTGTGTTGCTATTTTTGTTGGAACCAAAATTCTCAAAGTTTTATTCAGTCGCGCCAGATGGAGCATTATCAAGAGAAGTTAAAACGGCTATTGAAGAGATTTTAAAAAGTAGTCCATTAATTTATCAAAATAAAAACCATTATAGATTTAAAATACTGCGAGATTACATTGAATTCTTGCCGAATGAAAATAAATACATTCCGCTGAACTACTCAAACAGCAGAATGGATGGAAAACTTCCGAACGTGTTTCTAGCCGATGAAGTTGGAGCATTGCCGAACTCCTATGCCGTTGAAGCCATGAGGTCAGGCCAGCTCAATATTTTAAATAAGCTTGGATGTATTATTTCGACGAAATATCCGACAGCTAACAATCCATTTGAAGATGAAGTAAATTATGCAAAAAGGGTTTTAGATGGTACGCAAAAAGATGAGACGGTTTTTTCGCTGCTTTATGAGCCCGACAGCACTGACAACTGGGTCGATGATGATTTAGTCTTAAAGCACGCAAATCCAGTAGCCCTTGAAATTCCCGAGATTTGGGAAGATTTATTAAAAAGAAGAGCAAGAGCTATAGCTGTTGAATCATCTCGTGAAAACTTCTTAACAAAGCACTGTAATATCATTTATCAAGGTGCTGGGACTGAAAGTTTTGTTGATATTAAGGACTTACAAGCTTGCAGAGTAAATAAAATCGATTGGACAGGCCGAGAAGTATATTTAGGTGTTGATTTATCAATGACAAACGATAATACGGCAGTTGCCATGTGTGCCGAAGAAAACGGCAAAATCTTAGCCGATGTAATTTGTTTTGTGCCGGAAGGGCGAATCGAAGAAAAGAATAAATTTGAAAAGATAGATTATAACAGGTTTATTGCAGCTTCGAAGTGTATTGCTTGTGGCAATAAAACGATAGATTACGGAGCTGTTGAAGACTTTGTATTTTCCATAGAAGAAAAATATGGAGTTGACCATTAGAGCGATTGGATACGATAGATACAATGCTATTTCAAGTGCTCAAAAGTGGAATCAAAAGTATAATACAGTTGAAATCCGTCAACACAGCGATACACTGCACCCACCGACAAAACTTTTATCTGAAAAAATCACAAATGGAGAATTTGAATATGAGAAAAATACACTCTTAGAAATAAATTTTGAAAATGCTCGGTGCACCTACAGCACCAACATGAACCGTTATGTCACAAAGAAAAAGTCCCGTGGGAAAGTCGATATGGTTGTAGCTTTAATTAATGCTGTTTATCTTTTACAACAAGACGTTTTATTTGATGACGGTTGGGCGGTTCAATTCTAAACGAGGAGGAGAAAAATGAAGTTATTTAATTTTAAAAAAAGAAGCAACGAAAATTTAAATTTAAACTCAGAAGATGTTCTTTTAAGCTCATTTCTAACAAGTCAAGTAATTACCAAAGATCAAGCTATGAATATTGCAGCAGTAGCCAAATGCGTAAATTTAATATCCGAAACGGTTTCAATGATACCAATTAAACTATATAGCGAAGATATTGTAGACGGTAAGAGAAAAACAGTAGAAATTGAGGATTCAAGGTGTGATCTATTAAACTATGACACGCAGGATACTTTAGACGGAATTCAATTTAAAAGGGCAATAATAAGGGATTATCTCTTATCTGGTAATGCCTATGCATTCATGGCGTTGCAAAAAGTAGATAGATATAGTAAAATGTGGAGTATGGAAAAAGAAAAAAGATGTCCAAAATGTGGACGAACAGAAAAAGTAAAGAATGGATTTAATAGGGGGAAACAAAGATATAAGTGTAAAA